CACCTGAGGCACCGCCGATTCCGCCGCCTGCGCCGGAGGTGATCGTGACCCCGCCGCCGACCCCAGTGCCGCTGCCGCCCGCCGCGCCACCTTTGAGTATGCCGGCGCCGCCAGCCCCAGAACCTGACCCAAGTCCGCCTTCCACGTCAGCGTCACCTCCAGCTGCGTTGCCGCCACCGGTGTTGCCGCCAATCACGTAGGCGGCTCCGCCGACTCCGGTCGCGCCACCCTGCCCTCCGTATAGACCCAGTGCGCCACCACCTCCGCTGCCAGCCCCTGTTCCACAGATAATGTCGATTGCTCCTCCAAACGCGCTGCCACCAGCATTCCCAGCAGATATCGTGACAGGTCCGCCCCCTCCTGTGGGGGTGTTGAGGGTGCAAGACCCACCGGTGAGGTTGGCACCACCGCCGGCCTGGTTGCCTGAGCCTGCTCCACCAGTGAGGTGCGCTGCGCCACCTGCAGCGTTGCCAGCCGTAGCAGGTCCGCCTATGAGCGAGGCGTTGCCTCCGGTGCCACTGGCGTTACCCCCCGCGCCGCCGGTCCAGGTGATCACGCCACCGGCGGTCGTCGTGCCGCCCGCGCCTGCGGTGCCGGTGATCGTGCCGGCGGCTCCAGCAGCGCCGGTGCCCGCGTTACCGGCGGTGATCGCGACGTTGCCGCCGGTACGTGGGGTGACATCGCTGCCGCCATTCGCACCGAGGATCTGGACTCCACCGCCATTGTTGTCCGTGCCTTGGACCGCACCACCTTGAACTACGGCATTGCCGCCAGATTCCCCCGCGGTCTGGGCGCTGGTGCCGCCGGTCACGCGGGCTTCGCCGGGGTCCCCCGTGGTCGTCCCGCCAGCCCCGCCCTGGAGAATTGCAGCCGCGCCCACACCCGTGGTTCCGCCCGCGCCACCAACGCCGTTAAAAGTCCCGCCTTGGGAGGAGCCGTCGCCAACGCCACCACGGATCGTCATGTCTGCGCGACCAGCTGCTTGAAGCGTGAAGTCAGCCCCAGCTGCCAGGGACATGAATTCGTCACCGAACTCCAAGACCTTGTCGCCTGCACGCCGCAAGGTGGATTCAGGCGTGCCAATCACTGATCCCCACGCAATGGCGCGGGTGCCGATATCCGCGACGTTCGTGTCGCCATTGAGGCGGAGGAACTCGGTCCGGCTCGCGCTGTTCGACGCCTTGGCGTAGAGCGACGTGTAGGCGGTGCACGTGGTCGTGGTCCCGCCGAGGTTGACCGCGGTGTTGGCGATCCCGCCTCCGTTCACGCTGCTGCCCGCGTTGTTCTCGAAGGTCCACTCGGCCGACGCAGCGTAGTAGCCGCCGAACGCTGGGTTGTCCTCGTCGTCGTCCTCGATCGACCGCAGCCCGTTCCCGAGGACGTAGACCCCGTTCAGGGTTGATCCGCCGAACTTAACGATCAGGTCGTCCGGGTCCACGTCCACGAACGTGGTGAGAACCCCACCGTTCGGGGTGCCGCGGAGGAGCAAGTGCTGGCTCGCCGCCGCCCCCGTCCCATAGGGCACGAGTGCCATATCCACAGCGGTGGTGCCCGTGATGGTCTGGTTGGCGACGGTGAAGTTGTCTACGATCGCTTCTAGACTCGCGTGGGCGCTGATGTCCGGGACTGGCCCGGTGCCGTTGGCGACGACTAGCGCGTCCCCCGTCTCGGTAATTGCAGTCAGGTCCCCAGCGCCGGCAGCAGGGGCGATCCAGACCGGATCCTCGTCCGAGCCTTCGGAAGAGAGAACGAAGCCATCCGTACCTGCGGCTGGGAGTCGGACCCAGTCCGTCCCGTCGAAGAAGACAATGTCCCCACGCACAGGGGAGATCGCTGCCAGATCGTCCAGGTGAGCATCCCATGCCTGGACATTCGTACCTATCGTCCAGCCCGTGATGGTCGTCGGAGTGAGCGTACCAACAATCAGCGTAGCTGCTCCTCCCGCGCCGTTGTCAATGGTAGCTGTGGCTGCAGCAGTAGGACGGATGCGGACGGGGGAGGCTCCATCTATTCCAGCAGTAGACATCGTCCAGCCCCAGGAACCGATATGAGCCACCCCCGTGTCTCCATTCAGATCCAGGACAGTCGGAATCGTGGCGCCCGTGGTGGGGACGTCCACCTTCAAGCGCATTCGCGAAGTGCTGGTAGCCTGAGTAGTGCCGTCGTTCACCACCACAGCTTCCAGCGCTCCTGTGAATACGGTGAAGGATCCCTTGTTCGTAACGTTCAGCTTGAGGTTGGCACCCATTCCAGCAGTGGTTGTTCCGTCAGTCAATTCCACCTGAGTGCTCTGCAAGATCGTATTGGGCGTGGCAGAGCCTCCGCTCGTTGGGGTGTAGAGAGTCACGCTCCCACCACTACCCAAGGTGTTGTTGTAACTGGTATTCCCAATTTTGGCGTGAACCGTGTAGCCACTACTGTTCATGCTGAGATAGCCCACGTCCGCGACGCTCTCCGGGCCGATACGAAGACCGCTCAACTGCCCAGCGGGATCCAGCACCGTCTGATAGGTGTTAGGGTCAATCTCCAAGAAGATGTACTCCGCATCCGACTCTGGCTGCCCTCGAATCTGGAACTTCCGCGGTGGAGGGGACGCTTCGCCTCCGCCCTTCGGCTTGAGAATGAAGTCATTCGCAGTCGTTCCCGTGATGGTCTGGTTCACCACCGTGAAGTTGTCGGTGATGGCTTCCAGAGGAGCACTCACAGCGATGTCAGGAGCTGGTCCAGTCCCGTTGGTGATGGCGAGACTGTCACCTGTCTCCGTGATAGCTGTCAGATCTGCTCCGTCCCCCACGTTCAGCGAGGCACGTGCCTCGCTAGGCGTCTTGCCGACCAGAACACTCCCGTTGCCAACCACGAAGTTGTCAGCAGAAGGGCTGATCCCGTTCAAGTCCGTGAGGCGGGGTCCATTGACCTGGACGGCAGTTCCGCTGTGGGCCTTGACGAAGGTCTGCCCGGTTCCGTCTGTGTAGACGGAAGTCATCGCAGCCTGGGTGCCAGTGCCTCCTCCCCACGGAAGACGGAACGTGCCGTCCCCCATGAAGAACACCCCTTGGATGTTCTGGGCAGCGTACAGGGCTCCTGCCCCGGCGAGGAGCAGAGCACAGCCTGTGAGGAACTTCTTCGTCTCTGACTTCATGCTTCCCTTCCTTCTACTCTGCCAGCGCAGAGCCGGACTCGTCTTCGATCATCCAGCGGGTGTTGCCATCCGAGAAGATCTTGATCTTGCTCAGCGGGACGGTGAGTTTGTATGCCTGCCCCACAGCCAGATTGCCTGTACTCGTTTTGAAGAAGTCAGATGGCCCTGGCTGGATGTAGAAGATACCTACATCGACTTGGGCAAACCCTGCATTCAGCTGGTCTGCAGCAGCAGGCAGCGTCAGACGTACAGCCAATGCTCCAGCACCGGAGTTCGTATGCCACCATCCCTCAAGCTGCAAGGCAGGCAGAGTGGCATCTACTGTGTGTGCCAGTGTCTCCACAAGTCCACCTGTTCCTCCTCCTTCGATGGGAGGCACATCATCGCTGTCCGCGATCGTTGCCAGATAGTTGATGGAGAAGAGCCATCGGCGCTTGGTGCCTTCTTCTTGCCCAAGGGGAAGAATAGGACCTTGCTGCGAGAAGTTCAGCAGGGTGTAGGTGATAGCGCTGGAGCCTGCTCCGACCGTGGCTGTTTCCTGTCCCCCTACAGCCTGCAGAACCTCTTGAACCTCTACTGCCTTCGCGTAGCCTTCCTCGTAGGTCAGGGAACGGATCAGCACCTGCAGTCCATACTTGAAGACGAGGAAGCCTGTCATCAGGCGTCCGTCCTTGACTCCTTGTGTCTCGGAGACGGCTCCCAGCTCGTCCACGGTCCTGGAGGAGTCTGGCATGTGGGCGACATAGAGAGGCCAGTTCAGAGTAGACGCCTGCGAGTCCCCGAAGACCAGCTGATCCCGCAGGAACTGATCGAGGATCATCGCTGGGGGGTGGGAGATGGTCACTTGCTCTTCGCCTTCCCTGCCACAGCCTTCTGAACCTCCAGCCTCACGATGTCCCTGATGTCCTTCGCAAACACACGAGAGGGCTCCTCCAAGAACTTCGCCTGCTGCCCCTTCCTGTGACGGTACCAGAGGATCTCATGCTGGTAGATCGCGTAGAAGATCGAGTAGCCCACTCGCACATCCACTCGCGTCTGACCCTTCCAGCGAAGACGAACGAAGCCAGACTTCTTCAGTGCGCCGGTATCGACTGGGACGATCTTCTTGGACATTCTCAGCAGGAACTTCCCTGCCTTGAGGAGTCCTCGCTCGAATGCTTTCCTGTTTGCCTCCTTGGCCATCTTCAGGTTCTTGATGACCGTGTTCACGCCGGAGACCTGGATGGAGGACTTGGCGTAGATGCGCGTTCCAGAGATGATCTGGGTGTTCGGAGCAGCCACTAGAGGTAACAGGTCCTCAGCCACTTCGTAGCCTTGAGGGTGGGGAGCTTGGCAAACTTCCTCACTTCCCACGCTCCGACGTTTGCCTTCGGGTTGTCCTGGTCAACGCTGCTGGAGAGGGCTCCCAGGAGAAGGACTCCTTGGACCTCTACCTCCACAGCTGGCAGAGTGCTGGAGGGTGTCAATGCTGGGACGTAGACGATGGCGTTGCTCATCTGCCGTTCCCCCTGAGAGTCCATGAACTCCTGATTGTCCTCCTCCCACCTACAGCTGATCTCCACAGGAGCAGTCCAGGTGGGGTTGCCAAACCGGTCCACCACGGATGGAGCCCAGTAGACGGCGGTCTGCTTCAGCATCTTCTCAAGGATGCTCATCGAAGACCCCCACTCAGGAGAAAAGCCAGTCCCGCAGCAAGGGCAATAACAATCAGCAGGAGCGTTATGGGAAACTCCTCATACCTGTTGTCCCGATCGGTCAATCAACACTCTTCCCCTGCTCCCCATCCTCTGCAGGCGGGAGCATCGTGCTCTCTGGAAGAAGCCTCGGCTCCTCATACTTCTTTCTCCGACGAGTCACCTCACCATAGCGACTGAGCGCTTTCGCCTGCGCCTGCACAGCCATCAACGTCTCGCGAAGGAGCTTTTCCTTCTCCTTCGCACAGTCGTCCTTGGTAAGGACCAGCTCGTCCTTGTGCTTCTCTGCCTGCCGGAGCACTTCCTTCTTGTTGGAAGAGAACAACCTCACCAGCGTGGCGAATTGAGCAGCGTTCGCTGCAGCCAGCATTCCGATGATGGTGGTCTCCGCCGCATCCACCTAGACTTCCTCCATCCGAGAGTCGAACAGCGACGCACAAGAGAGCAGATGAGTCAGATGTGCACGCAGGCGGGAGGCATCAACAGGTTTCTGCATCACCACCCATCCCCCATCCCTCGCCTCATCGAGAAGCTCATCGGTTAGTTCCTCGGTTACGAGACACCCTCCAACGTCCTTCTTCCGTGCCTCCTTGAGAAGATCAATGCCGTGCCCATTGAGCAGGAGCTGATCTGCCAGCACCACGTCTCGCTCACGAAGAGCCTGCAGTCGAACGATCCCTTCCGCATACGAGGCAGCCTGCACTACCTCGACATGGAGGGGTGCGAGGGCATCAGCGAACAGGCGCCGACTGCGGATGTCGTCCTCAACCACCAGGATTTTCTGAGGGCTCACGAGTTGTCCTCCATCAACGCCTTGTATGCAGCTTCCTGTTCACGCGTGCTCAGACCAAGATGCGTGACTCCTGCACTGCGCTTACCTGTGCTCATCTTCTTCTGCAGAGCAGCTAGGATGCCGTCGATGTCGAGTGTCATGGCCATCTGTCCGAATCGCGTGAAGTTCAGGTAGAGGTCCACACGGTTCTGGTACGAGACGCTGACCGAGCCTGCTCCTTCGCTTGCAGGCTGCTGGTCCTTGAGCGCGTAGAAGTGGGCAGCGAGGTAGCGCTCGATCTGTTCGAGCCTCGTAGCACTGTAGTCAGAGGCTGGAACGATGACGTCATCCACCATCAGCGTGGCGATCTCGATGAACGGGTCAACATCGATCGTGTCGTCCAGGTCAACGATCTTGCCCACCAGCGCTTCGGTTGTGCGAGCCATCACTGACCTCCAGGAGGGACCAACGGGTTTGGAGGCTTTGCCTCCCCCACCTTCACCCGAAGGCGGTTGATCTCCCGCTTCACCGCCTCCCAGTGGTCAGGATGCATGGCGATCCAGCCCCCGATGTCCTGCTCGAAGGACTCCACCTTGTCGTCAGTGGAGTCCTTCAGCACGTGACCCTTCACCGTGACCTGGTCCAGGATCTCGATGCCCGTTCCAGCGCGCACGATGATTGCCTTGCGCTCGATGGTGGGGCCAATGGCGAAGCCACTGCACCCCACCAGGAGGAAGAGACTACACACCAAGCTCATCGAGCTTCGCACGATCAGCTTCGGGAGTAGCATGGGCGATCTCCACTTCTGGTAAAGCATGGGTGACTGTCTCGGTCTGAGGCTTGTCGAGGCCCCAGATACTCTTGAGCACAAGGCACACTCCTCCGATCAGGGCTGTGACCAGAGGAATGATCCACTCGAAGCCCACGCTAGACGATCCCTTCTCCGTTCGCCTTCTCCTCCAGAGCGCTGTGGGCGATGTTGAGTGCCGCGCGAACGTCTGCCTCCTTCTTCTTGGCCAGCGCAGGCTCCAACTGAAGGATGAACTTCAGCGCAGCGTCCGCGCGCGAAGCAGACGTGTTGGGAGAGCCGTCAGGGATGGTCTTCTCAGCGTGACGCACCGCATCGAAGAACAGCCCCTTGTAGGTGTTTACCAACTGCTCTGCCTTGGGACTGGCGGTGAAGATCCTGCCCAAGATCCAGAACAGTGCGCCGGAGATCAGGGTCACCCCTACCGCGGAGTTTGCGAACGCCCAGATCAGGTGAAGGATCCCGCTCTTCGCCTCGGGTGGACTCTGGTCCACCAGCACAGAGACCGACGAGGAGTCCTGTCCGAGGGCAGGAAGCATGAACATCAAGCAGCAGAACAGCATGAACGCGATTCTCACGTTCCCTCCTTCATGAGCTTCGCTGCGAAGTGCTCCTCCAAGGTCGCCTTGGGAAACAGATCCAGCCTTGAGTTGTTCGTCACGTTCCAGACCTCTCGGCCCGGAAACACCTTCTTCAGTTGGCCTGGCATGGGAGCCATCAGCCGCAGGAAGCGAGGGTAGCTGTCAGCGTTCCCCCGCTCATACCGCAGATTGTGAAAGTTGGGCTGCCTGTCTGGTCCCATCATCATGTCGAACCCGAGCAGGAACACTCTCCTAGCTCCCAGGATCAGAGCAAGGTTGATGGCCATCGCTCCTGTGTTCCCGAAGAAGCCCAGCGTCTTCCTGCCCAGAGCACAGACCTCACTGCGTGGGAAGGTGAGGAGCCAGGGACAGGCTCTCTGCCGGTGCTCGAAGCGATGGTCAGGCACACACCCAACCACTCGACCCCCAAACCCCTCTGTGCCCTTCTTCCCAATCTTGTCCCACCACAGCACATCAGCGAAGAGGATGATCTTCACGATGTGAGCGCCCAAGATGTAGGCGCTGTTGCAGCCGATCGTGTTCTTGCCAGCGATGAGATCCCAGTCGAAGTGGCGAAGGCTGGTCCCGCCTCCGATGACGTAGGCATCTGTACCATCCCACTCCGAGCTGGGATCCCATCGCGGCACGATCTAGTCCTCCAGGTAGTGCTTGATCGCTGCGCGGACCTGACCCTCGCGAAGCCCAGCCTCGTTCAGGGGCTCCACGGAACCCTTCGCGTAGAAGTGGTACTGACTGCCGCGGGAGAAGACCTCCAGGCCGTTGTCCTTGGCGACCTTGTAGCCCTTCGTGCAGTCGATCCCGCGCGCGAGCAGAGGGTCCCCGACACCGTTCTTCTCGAGGGCTCCCTTCTTCTTGGTCTTGACCTTGAACTTCTCCTTGGGCTTGCTCCACCCTTCGGGCAGGAGCTTGAACTTCTCCGCGCCGTAGCTGGCGGCAAGATCGGCATCGGTCTCGATGATGTCTCCCTTCCTGTGGAGCTTCCCGAGCCGATCGTAGTGCTTCCCTCCCAGAATCTCGAACCGAGCCATCTGCATCCTCTTCTTTTGTTGGTGTTGAGTCCTCTTCGAGACCCTCTTCGAAAGAAAGCCGCAGCCCGGGGTGGGGGCTCGAAGAGGGAAAGGATCCCACCACCCCGGGTGCGACTGGACGACGTCAGGCGCTAGGCGGGAACACCGTAGACGATGCCGCAGTTACCGTTCTGGTCGGCGCGCACCTGCGGAACCTGCTGCGTCAGCACCTTGAACTTCTGGAGCATCCCACCCTTCTCCTCCCACTGGAGGGTGGTGAGCGCGATGCCGTTCACCATGCGGATGGTGTCGGTGTCCCACTGCACCAGGATCATCTTGTAGCCCGCCGTGAGGTAGTCGAGCGTTCTGATGTCCAGGATGTTCGACACCATCTTCAGCCGCTCGCGCAGGGAAAGGTCCCCCTTCGCGGTGCTGAAGTCACCGTCCAGGTACTTGTCCCAGTCGGTGGACACGAAGACCATGTACGGACCGTAGTACTTGTCACTGATCGCAGCCTGCCGCATGGCCAGCAGATCCGCGAGCGTCGTCGCGCCCACCCAGCCCGTCTCGGTCGGAGCCACGACATCGTAGGTGTTCGCGCTGGGGAAGTTCACCAGGCCATAGATCGTCCCACCACCGAAGGTGGGGAAGGTCTCCGAGCCGATGGCGAACCTCTCGACCAACTCCGCGACACGCCGCGCGGCGCGCTCTCCGGTGCTGGTATCGAGAGGCGTGTCGCTGTTCCTGCTCACCATCAGCTGCCGCATCGTGAACTCGAAGTCCTTGTGCACGATCGGCAGCGGCAGGTTGACGAAGTCGTAGACCGGACGGTCCTTCTCGCTCTCGCGAATCGGATCCATGCTGGCCGTCGCCTCGCTGATGTCGGACGCTCGCTCGGTCTGGAACACCGTCTTCCCCATCCCGTTGGCGATGGAGAAGACGAGGCCCGAAGCGTTGAGGTCTCCGACGAGCTTCAGACGCTCCTTCGCGACCTTGAGGATCTGACCGTCCAGGGCCAGCCAGTCCTCCTTACGCATCGTGCTGGTCGCGTTGACGACCGGGTGCTCCTGCTTCTCGGGGGGCTTGTGGCCTCCCAGCGTGACGCGGACCCGGTTGTCGTCATCGATCCAGGGCCTGAGCGCACCCAGGTCTCCGGTGTTGAAGAAGATCTGGGAGATGTCTCGCGACACCGCCAGCCCCTGAAAGGCGTTCATGCCCATCGCAATCTCGGAAGTCTTCACTCTGCTGTCTCTCTTGTTGATGTTTCGGTTGGCTTGTTTGTTAGACGCTAGATGCTAGTCCTAGATGACCCGGACGGAGATGCGGGCGTTCGTCGTGTTGGCCGTGGCACTGAGGTCCAGAACCTCCTCCGAGATCGCCACGCACTCCAGGGTCGTGGTCTGCTTGACCAGGGTCCCGTCCGCTCCGGACATCAGCTTGTCGCCGATGACCACGCTCTCCCCGTCCTTCAGCCACGCCTGGACTCGCGCGCCAGGCAGGCAGATGTTCACGCTGACCAGCTCACCGACGACGTAGTCATCGTCGATGTCGCGCGACTGCGTGCTCGTCGCGCTCTTCGGCTGGAGGGGATCCTCCACAGCGAAGGACCGGGCGTTGTGCAGGCCGGAACCGCTGTTGACCCTGCACTTCTGGACTCCGGCATCGTTGTAGGTCTCGACCAGGTGTCCAGGGGTGATGGTCCCCCCAGCGATGTACTCCTCCCGCTCGAACGGGCCGGAGAGCTGGATCTGGTGGGCGTTCGTGTAGGTCGTCACTTCAGTTTCTCTCTTGTTGGTGTTTCAGGTTTTGGGTTGTTAACGCTGTAGAAGAAAGCCGCGGGCTACTTCACCCAGGACGGCTTGTCGAAGGTCATCTTGGGCAGGGGCAGCCCCTCGATCTTCTTGCCGCCCGCGGTCGTGCTGTGGGCATCCGCCAGGCCCGCGAACATCGGCGGGATCCCGTTGGAGTTCTCGATCGGCGCAGCGATCTCCGCGAGCGCCTGCAGGTCCTCGATGCCCATCGCGCCGAGCTTCTCGGCCGAGAACTTGTTGCGGGCGTTCCCGGTGATCTGCTCGATGAGCTTCTTCTTCTCGCTCTCGTGCAGGCGAACGGAGTTCTGGAGGACGTCCTGGTACTTCTTCGGGGCCGTCTTCAGCCACTCGTCGAAGGTCGGCTCCTTCTCGCTGTTGGTGGTGGGCATCGGATCGAGCACGCCCTTCTTGGTGTTGACGGCTGGCTTCTTCTTCTTGCCCTTCATCGGCATGTCCTCGTCCTCGTCCTCCTCGTCGTCCTCCTCGTCCTTGTGCTTGGCGTTGAACAGGAGCAGCGCCTTCAGCTGCTTCTCGTCCTTCTTCATCAGGAACTCGCGGTCGTCCTCGCTGAACCCGTCGCTCGAGTTCGCGATCAGCTGACTGATCAGCTTGGCCTTCGTCACGTTGTTCTCCTTGTTGTTGATCCCAGCCACGGACCCAGAACCCTCCGGAGCCCGGTAGTCCACGAAGCGAACCACTTCCACCGGCTCCCCAACGAGGGAAGCTGAAGTGTCCGTGGCCTTGTAGTCTTGCTTGTACATCTCGTTCATGCAGTCGTAGATGAAGTAGGACGAGAAGACGTCCACCACGTAGCAGTAGTACTTCTCCCCCCACTCCTCCTTCAGAGCCTTGGAAAGGAGCGTGCGGATGGAGTCGAAGCTGGCCTCGTTCGTGACACGCAGGGACTGCTCACTGTAGTCGTTGTCGAGCGTGATCTTCCCGCTCTTGGAAATCCAGCGGCGCGCGCCGGTATTCTTCTCCTTGAAGGTGGAGTTCCTCCCCGACCACTCGAACTCCTCTTCCTCCTCGGCGTCCTCGCCCGAAGCATTGTCCTTGCCCGTCTTCCCCGTCTTCGACCAGGTCGTGCCCTTCTCCTCCTTCTTCCCCGTCAGCTTGCCCTTCGCTCCACCCGACTTCGCTGCACGAGCTTCCGCTGCAGCCTTGCGGGCTTCCTCGGTCCAGGCGTTCGCTCCCAGCCCAGCACCGTCTGCGATGCTGCAGGCTCCCTTCTGATCGGGGAGGATGGCCAGGTGATCTGGTCGGAAGTTCCTGGCGATCCAGTCGTACTTCTCTCCCTCCCAGTCACCGTTCTCCGCGTACTCGCGATCCATGAAGAGCCCCGTGCTCAGCTCGACGATCTTCCCCTTCTCCAGCGAGTTCAGGATGCGATCGTCTACGCTCTTGCACTTCTCCGGGTCGATCCACGCCTCTGCTGTCAGCCGTCCATCGAACTCGGTGTTGAACACCAGTCCGATCTTCCGACTCTCCAGGATGCTGGGATCACAGGCACTGACTCCTGTCCCGTTGATGGTGGGATGGTAGACCACGATCGGCTTGTGGTTCCACGCCTCGGGCGTCTTGGAGATCTCGTCCTCCCCGTAGAGGCCCGCTCCGAGGGAGCCGTTGTGGACTCCCTCGGTGAGCATCACCATCGGGACCACCAGGTACTTCTTGCTCTCGAAGGTGTCCCACCGACTCTTCGCGCCGTTGAGCGTGAAGGAGATGTGGTCCAGCTTCCCGGGCTCGATGGCCAACCTGTGCTTCGCCACGTGAGTGTTCCTTTTGCCAGAGTTGAAAGGACCAAGAGAGAAGGGGGCTCGGTTTGTGCCGAGCCCCCCGGTCGCTGGGTAGGCGTAGTTCTTCCCCACCGCGAAGTTATGCGACTCTTCGCGTTCTTCCAAACGGTCCTTGAGGCCCCTGCCCAGAACCCGCTGTGCGCTGCAATCTCTTGCTCTTGCCAGACTTCAACGCGGAGAAGCAACAGCAGGTGCGTCTGCGAAGGGGGGGATGTCGCTGCCCTCCGTGATCACCCTACGCAGGACACCACCCTCCAGGATGATGATGACCTTCCCCCAGAGCTTCCTGCCTTGTGCAGCAGCCACTGCCTGCGATGCAAACACGAGCTGGGCATCCCTCACCCTCTTCTCCTCCGGTGTCATCGTGCCCCCTTGCCAACCCACACGGACTTCTTCCTGCCCCCCTCTGCCTTGATGCTGGCGTTGACCTTCTTCAGGTAAGCCTGCCGACGTCCTCGCTTCTTCTCCATCTCAGCAGGCATCCACGAACACTTGCAGTTGGGATGTCGTGGGATCAGCCCCCGAGCTTCATCGATCGTCAGCAGAGCCCCCTCCATCTTCCTGCACAGCTTGCACGGGTCATCAGCAGTGACCCATTCGACCAGCGGAGATACCTCTTCAACACCCAACTCCTCCATGGAGTCGAGTTGGCCTTCTGCGTGGGCTGCAACAATCTCGGTTTGGGCGATAGCCTGCGCGCGAGTCTTCGTCAGTCCATCGATCTGCTTCACCATCTCCCTAGCGATCGTCTCTGGCTTCACCCCCCGAGCCATCCCGTTCGCCAGGATCCTGTTCATCTTGCGAGCAGCGTCTGCAGAGACACCCTCCAGGTCCTCGAACGACCTGGTAGCAAGACGCTTCACCTTCGCCTGCAGGTCGGGCTTCCGAAGCACGTTCCGAAGATGCTGCTCCGACGTACCTGCGAAGAAGTCTGCCTTCTCCTTCCTCTCCTTCGGAGTAGCTGAGTCCTTGAAAGCTCTCGTCACTCCTTGACGGTATGCCTTCTCGATGTACTTCATGGTCCACGGCTGGCCAGCAGCATCTGCTTCGTGGATCGACTGCTCCATCTTTGTCTTCACCCACCTGTCGAACAGACGGACCTTCTGTTCGTCCGTGTTGAACCGCCAGGCTTGGGGCTGCGCGTTCCCCACGAGGCCCACGTTCAACGCCAACGGATCGATGGGGGGTTGGAGGCCAAACACATCGGTATCAACGATCAGCAGCAGCAGAGCGCGCTTCACAGCAGCGAAGCGCTTCCGCATATCGCTGTAGAAAGCACGTCGTAGTGTCGCTGTACGAGTCGGATCGAGCACGCTACTTCTTCTTCATCCTCGTAAGCCCGAGGATGTCCTTGACCTTCTTTTCCCGCGCGGGGGACTCATCACGGTCTGCTTCGGGCGCTTCAACACCCTTCCCCTTTTTCTTCTTCTCTGCCGCAGTCCTTGCTGCCACTACCTCCTTCGCTTTGGCCCGGACTGCCTCCCGGTAAGCTTTGTCATTTCCACTTCGGAAGGCCTCCTTCTGCACTTCATCCCAGTTTTTATTCCTCTGGGCCGTGCGAAGTCTCTCGTCAGTAGATCCACCCTTAGCCCTAGCAGCTGCCGCTGCTTCTCGTGCTTTGTCACTCCAAACATTCCCCACAGCCCCCTCCTCCTTCATCAAGCGATCAACCTCCGCTTGAACCTCAGCATCGAACCCACCCTGCTGCTCCTCGTCACTCATACCCAGTCGCTTCTCTGCTTCGACCTGCATCTCTGCTTGCTTGATCTCAGCAGCCATGTCCATCTCTGCCTTGTGCAGCTTCTCCTCGTCCAAGGAAGAAGCATACTCCTCCGCAGCCCTGATGATCTCCTCTGCCTGATCCTGCTCCATACCGAGGATCATGGTGAAGTACTCCAGCGGTGGGATGAGCGCTTCGACACCACCACCCACATAGCTGGACAGCGCCTCAGTCCTTGTCTTGGCCACTCCTGCCTTCTCGTCATCGGTAACCGTGTTGAGGTCTGGCCACTCAACCGTGAATTCAGCAGGGGTGGGCAGGATCCCAATGTCAATCAGCCGCTGCACGAACTCCCGGATCAGCATCGGAGTCACGTAGCGATCCTGGCGCTTCTTCACACGCTTGTTCCACGTCCGCACGTCCTGACCACTGGCCAACTGCGCCTGTTCGCTGCCCATGAACACTCGCTTGGGAATGCCTAGCGAGAAGGCAAGCAGTGACATGATCACTTCTACGTGGGAAGCTGGATCGGACACTTGCGGAGTGAGACTCTTCGCTGTCACCCCACGCAGCGACAGCCAGCGCTGCAGACCGTTCATCCAGTCACTGATCTGCTCCTTCATCGCTGCTTCATCGATCTCAGCACCAGCAGCTTCAGCATCAGGACTCAACTCGAAGGCGTAGCCTGGGAAGCCCCCCTTCCAGAACATCTCACCGCTGCCCCCTGCGACCTTCTGCAGATCGTAGATGCGGTTGTAGACAACCTCCATGCGAGGTTGGCCGTAGACCTCGCTGGTCTCCCTGTTGTCTGCAACGTGGAGCACACGCGTCCAGTGCACAGTGGTAGCACGAACGCTCTTCGTCATCATGCCCACCGTGTCCATGTCTACGAACCGGATCTCGTACATGGTGGGCTGGCCGAAGCGGGCGTTCTTCGGATCCAGTTCCCGAGCCGTGATCTCGATAACGCTCTCATCGAACGCGCGCAGGTAGAGCAGCTTCCTTGCCTTGCTGACCTTCGCCTTCTTCGCCTTCGAAGGTGCAGGGGTCAGCCCTCCACTCACACCCTGGAGAGGCTTGTCCAACTCCAGCCCGTCGTCCACGCCTAGCAGCAGCACACCGAACCGCCCGATGCCGGATAGCTCATCCACCTTCAGCAAGTGAGCCCAGATGTTGAGACGGTCCTTCAGCTCGTTCCACGCCTGCTCGAACGCAGTCTCGGTGGACTCCTCCGTCTCGTAGACCTCTGGGTCCATCGACCAGCACTCCTCTGGCCAGATCTTCACGACTCGCTTGGCCACTCCCTCCCGATCGTAGAGGCGCTTGAACTGCTCCTTGTTGATCGAAGCAGGGTAGCCACACTCCTCATCGATGTTGCGACGAGGGTCGATCATCGAAGAGAACATCTGGGAACGGATGAGGTCTGCAGAGTTTGCAGCCATCATCATCTGCGGGAGAAACTGCTGCATCCCCAGCTTCGGCTTCTTCTCTCGAACCCGGTAGCCCATGTGATCACCACACTCCGATCTTGTGTCTGTGCTTCGTCAGCATGTAGAACGCTCCACTCGAAGCGTCCACTTGATCTTTGAAGGTCGAGGCAGGGAAGTACTGAAGCTCCTCCACGTAGTCCCTGTTCCACAGCGCTTCGTTCAGGTAGACGTTGCCAACGTTCACCTGGACACTGTAGGGGTCAGCTCGATCTTCCTTGTCTCCTGTTGGACGGTGGGACTCTGCACGGAAACCCCTCAGCGTCTTTCGCAGCGTGTTCTCCGCTGACTCCTTGCCTCCGCTGCCAGGTTCCTGCTCGATGCCAATCTTGATCTTGACCCCATCCGTCTGAGCAGCGAGCTGGATGCGTTGCTCGCGAGCGCCCGATTCCCACTGCCCTCGGATCACATCAAGGATCCAGTACCTGCTCTGCCTGTCCTCCCCCATGAGAACGCCTACCGTGAAGCAGGCTCTGTTCCTCTTGCCCTCGATAGCTTGGGTTCCCGCCTTGTCCCAGTAGCGGACCAGTCGCTTCCAGTTAGTTGGGTGCAGCGACGGAGCTTTCTCGATGTGCAGCTTGTCCACCTTGAACATCCCTCCCGACAGCGGGACCGGGTTCTGGTAGAGCTGACCAGCGATGGCAAACTCGCTGATCAAGTCTGCCTTGGCTGCCGTGATGGCCTTCTCAGAACCACGGATCGGATCGAGCAGCCCTCTCCTGTAGTGCTTGAACAGCTTGCGAGGTCTGATCTCTTTCAAGCCGTCCACCAGGATCTGTGCAGGCAGCTTGATGTGCTTGACCTTGGTCCCACCCTTCTTGCTCTTGGCCAGGAAGAACGCTGTGGGATCGTTCTGGTGGAGGCGCTGCATGATCAGGATGGTGACCGAGATCTCCTTGTCAACCTTCCGCATGCCCAGCGTCTCGCTGATGAAGCGGTTTGCTGTGTTGATCTCGGTCTCATGGACGGTCCGTGCTGGCTTGACCGGATCATCGATGATGATGAAGTGGGCATGGAAGCCGGTGACGGAGCCATCGGTTCCAACGCTGTAGCGGAAGCCTCCGTGGTTGTTGAGGAAGTAGCCCTTCGCGTCCTGGTCGTCACTCAAGGTGACGTGGGGGAATAAGGCCTTCCACTTCTCGCTGCGGATGATGTTGCGACTGCGC